CCCGCATTAGTGCTGATGCATTAAAGGACACAAAGCACTGACCTTTTTCTTTTTCAAGAAAGAGCCTTTTGTTCATAGCTTGTTCTAATCTTACCAGCCATGGTCTTATAGTATGAACCACAAAACTTATGGATTGATTCTCTATGTTGCTGAATGAACTCTTGCTGAGATCCGCCACCATATGAGGAGGAACTTGAAAGATTCTACAGATCTCTTCAATCTGAAACTTCCTTGTTTCTAAAAACTGAGCATCGGAGTTTGGCATGCTTATGGGCTGATACTGCAGGCCGTCTTCAAGGACTGCAACTCTATTGCTGTTGCTGCTTCCTCCATAAGCTGTCTGCCAAGCATCTCTTACCTTAGTAGGATCTTTAATAGTACCAGCAGTTGATAAAATACCACTTGGTGTTGCGTTGTTGGCGAAGAACCTTCCTCCGTATTCTTCAGCTGCAATATTTAGTCCTATTGCATTTTTCGCAAGAGCCACCGGTGAATATCCCATCACCCCGTCAAACCCCAGTCCCGGAATATGAAGAATATCTTCAGGACCTAAATAGTGGGTTGCTCTATCTTTATTGTAGGCATAGTATAGATTGCCATTCTTGTCTCTATCCACCGTCATCCTATCCGGAAGCAGTGGATATAGATGCATAACTTCTCCTTTTCCGTTTCGAATGATCTGGCAGTAGGAATTACCCCAAAGGAGAATATGAGTCATCATAGTTTCCCTTAAGGTAAAGGAAGTCATCTCCGGATTAGGCTCATCGTGGAGCAACTTATATAGAGGATGAGCATACATCTTTTCCTTTCCGTCACCTTTGTACTGATAAGTATGAAGAGGTAAAGATGCTACCGTCTCTGCTATGATTCTCACACAGGCAAATACGGCAGTAGTTTGCATGGAACTTCTTTCGTTTACAATTTTCCCTGATATGCTTTGTCCCATGTAAAAGACAGGAGCGCTGCTGACACTATCTGTCGGTTCTGCCCTTGCCTTGAAAAGCCATTTAAATAAATTTGCCATAAGTTTATACCTCCAAAATTTGCATAATAAAAGCACACATTTTCATGAGTGCTCTAATCTTATTATTTAATTTCTTACCTGCTTATTATTTTTTCTAAATCCAAAATTCTCAGTTGCTTTTTAAACTAAATCTTACTTTCTAATTTTTCTTTTCTTTTAATAAACTCGCTATTGTCTACTCCAGCATTATTGTAATAAACTATAGCTTTTTCACATACGGAGATTGCTTTTTCATAATCTTTATTCTTTTCATGAATTATTGCTAGTCTTTTAAATGCTGGTATGGTTACTGGATATCCTTTGTAAATATTTTCTTTTTCTTCTTTTATTTCCTTCTTAGAAAGATACTTTGAAGATTGTTTTAGTCTTTTTAACTCTGTATCCATATATGCTTGTTGAAAATCATTTAGTGTTTTAAGATCATCTTCGCAGTATTTGATGCATTCATCTACATACTTATCATCTATTTTTCTATATTTATAATAAAATTTTTGCAGCTCTATATAGGTATAATGTCTACTAAAAGGATCATTGAAATTCTTTTTAAGATCCTTTAAAAGTCTTTTTTCTTCTTTTTCGTCAAAAACTAAAACTTCTTTTTTATTTGCTTTTTTATTTTTCTTAACCTCTGGAGCTTTTCCTTTCTTTCTAAGCTCTACTAGTTTTTCTTTTACTGTTTCATGAGTTTTTATTAAAATATCATTGAATGTTTTCTTAAGCTTAAATGATTCAGAAATTAAAGGTGTTTTAATTTTTTTATCTGAAATTGATATATTTGCAAACATTGGTATATTTTCATTTCTAAGTTTCTTGAATTCTTTTTCGCTCAGTAAATCACTTATTTTAATGCTATTATCACCAAATTCATCAGAAAGTATTTCATTCATAGTCTCATCAAACAAATTTGGATACTTTTTAATATAATTATTATTAGTAAATTCAAAAGTTTTTGCAAGTCTTGTTATATCCTTTGAATAAATAGGAATATCAAAGCTATAAGCACTTAACAAGAATAAGTTGTCAGAGAAATTCAATTCATAATCTTTATCAAGAGATTTAATAAATTTCAACATCATATCTGGTCTCTGGTGATATAAGCAAGATAAAACTAATGCATTACCAGAATATGACTGAAAAGATGAATTTTCATGAACATCTCGCAACTTTAATATTACTTCAAATGCTTCTACAAATTTATCAGTTAATAAAAATCTTTCTAATCCATAATATAGTAAGAATACATATCCAATCTCAAAATGTTTATTGTAAGGATTTGATAAGAATTTTAAGTATGCTCCTCTTTGCTCAGGATCGATTCCTTCATAAGATGGATAATATGGTAGTTTTTTAACCTTACTACTACTATTTAATTCCGATATGGTTAAATTAGTATCTATAAGACTAGGCTCAATGTCTGTACTCATAGAAAATTCAATGGTAAATTCATATCCTCCGGCATTAAATTTTTCACTGTTAATATTTTTTTTACTTTCAAAGTTTTTTCTTGGTCCGTTTTTAAACCAAAGCAAATTTTTAATATCCTCGTGTATAGAGTATTTAACTATATCTAAACTGTTTGAAGTTGATACTAATTCTTTTACTTTTGATTTACCTTTCTTTTTCAATAAGTCAAATAATCCCATCTAATCCACCTTCCTTACTTTTGCCACTATTATATAACATCAGATATTATTTGTCATATTAATAAGGAATGTGAATTTTGTATTTGAGCATTTATAATACTATCATATCTCTCTTATCATAAATAGATCCATCATCCTCCGGTGGATTTACTGCAGCCCTTGCAAGACCCATAATCATAGCCACTATTCCATCAATCTTTTCTGAGGATTTTTCTTTGTCTACTTTTATGTTTCCTGCCGGGTCTCTTCGAACCACTATGTTGTCTGCCATCCACCTAAGAACGGGATGTCCTCCATGAGCAATCTGCTTACTTAGAATTAATCTCATTAAATCCTTTGTAGGCGGTGACATATCCTTAAAACCCTGACCGAAGGGCACTACTGTAAAGCCCATACCTTCTAAGTTTTGACTCATCTGTGTTGCTCCCCACCTATCATAGACAATTTCCCTTATGTTGTACTTCTCTCCCAGGTTTTCGATAAACTTCTCGATAAATCCGTAGTGGACCACATTACCTTCAGTAACATTTAAAAGTCCCTGTCTGTGCCAGATATCGTATGGAACTCCGTCTTTTTTTACTCTCTGGTGTAGTGTCTCCTCAGGCAACCAGAAGTATGGAAGGACCTGATACCTGCCTCCTTCCTCTAAAGGTGGGAAAACCAAGACAAAAGCCGTGATATCGCTGGTTGAGGATAGGTCCAGACCTCCGTAGCAAACTCTTCCTTTAAGCTCTTCTGGGTCTACTGGGTAATTGCAAAGATCCCACTTGTCCATAGGCATCCATTTGATTTCCTGCTTCAACCACATGTTCAGTCGTAGTTGTTTAAATAGAGCAAGATCTGCCGGATCATCTTTAACTTGATTATAGTGTTCCCTTACTCTTTCTATAGTAATGGTATGGCCGAGGCTTGGGTTGGCCTTTCGCCAGTTCTTTTCATTTTCAATATCAGCATCATCATCCAGTCCGTAGATGATGGATAGAAATGTAGGATTGATTCTTTTACCTTCTAAAATATTTTTAGCCTTCTGATGCATCTCCCAACCGTAACCGGAGAGTTGGTTTCCAGCAGTGGTTAGATACAAAAACAAGGGCTGGGTTCTGGCATCTCCTGAGCCGGTGGTCAGCATCTTAGCAAGGTCCGGATTAGGATAGGTCCAAATTTCATCTAAGATAACGCAGGATGCATTGATTCCGGATTTTGATTTAACATCGGAACTTAGGACTTGATAGAAACTTCCTGTCTTTGGATAAACAATTCGTTTTGTAGACCTTACCAGATTGGTTACTTTTGTTAAGGTAGGATTTCCTTCTACAAAGTTAACGCTGGTATTAAAGATTATACTGGCCTGCTGTCTATCACAAGCCGCCACATAAACTTCTGCATTAGGCTCTCCATCAGCTAAAAGCATATATAGGGCAATGGCTGCTCCGAGTTCACTTTTTCCATTTTTCTTACCTATCTCTACATAAGCAGTTCTATATTGTCTTGTTCCATCTTCTCTTAATGTTCCAAAGAGTTTTCTTACCAGGTCTTTTTCCCAAGCAAGTAATTTAAAAGGCTGACCAGCCCATCTGCCTTTGGTCAGCTTCAATTGTTCTATGAAGTTTATAGCGTGGTTGGCATGAGCTTCACTAAAAGGCATAGTATAATCCTCCTTTTAACTATCTTTCTTATTTAAAATATCTTCT